TCTTTTCCAGCATCAGTGCTACCGATATTAATTGGTGTTGCAGTGACTACTGGAGCAAATTTAAAGTCTGTTCCAAAAGGATATGAGAAGGTTTTAGACGATCCTGCGGTCTGAGTAGTACTTGTTGTGACCTGTACGTACCCGCCTATTACACGGGCCTCAGAGGCCTTTACGCTCTGCTTTCCAGATGTTGGCGTATCAACAGTGACATACTTATATGTTGATGGAGATATCTGAGTTGACAAATCATTAATAGCCTTAACAATCTGATAGATATATGTTACATCTAAAGGTTGCCCTCTTTCGGGCACAGGTAAAATAGCCATAATACAATTATACCAGAGACCTTACTCCAGAATCGTAAACCTTTAGTGCGCTGTTAATTACTGGGTTTATAGATGCCAATTGAACTATAACTCTAACGGAAGATGTCCCAGTCTTTAAAAATTGATAACTGGTGCCTGTAGCAACACCAACATTTGAGTATTCTCCTCCATCAAATGAAGCAAATACATCATATTTTTCCTGAGCAGAAGTGCCTGATCCTTTGGACCAGTTTACAAAAATTGTATTGCCAAGAGAAACCAGGTCGCCTGGCAAAACTTGAACTGGTTCAGAGTTAACCAAAAATATCTGAGACCATGCAGACTTTCTATTCTTATCTTCTGATACTAATCTAAGCCTTACGACTCGTCCATTTTCTGATGTTACTTTTCCAAGCAGTTCTTTTTTTACGATAACATTTTTTATTCCTGGATCTACCATTACACTACATCCAAGCCAAATCTAAATTCAATATAGTTTGTTGTGTTTGCCGACTTAATAATTGTTTTTGCGTCTGGAGTTTTTATAACTGAGTATCCAGTAAGCCCATAAACAGAATTATTAGATGTCACATTCTCAAGTCTAAAACCATCTAGACAAACATAAAAATCTGATGTAGGTGTTGTACTGCCATCTTTTATAACAGAGGCATATATTCTAACGGCATTAACCTCTGACCAAGAAAAATCTGTACTCTTCTGCAACTCTTGAAGTTGCTTGGAAACAACAAAATATCTATTGTTTTCAAAATTATTTGTACTGTCGTCAACTACTGCTTCAAATATTGCCCACTTACCACTTTTAAAAGTTCCTGTTGACGAAAACTCAACAATAATTCTGACAGATTTTGGAAGTGTGGTCGCTGCTCCAACCTTGTTAACTACGGAAAATGCAAGTCTTAATTCGTCTGTTGGAGAGTTTTTACTAAAATCTACAGATGTGTTTGTTAACTGGATAAAGTTTGATCCTGCTTCTGCTATTAAATTTCCACTTTCATTGATTGAAATATTTGCATTGTTTCCAGATATTGCGTAGATATTATTTAAAAATCTGCATCTCTCATATCTATTAACTCTGTTTGAGTTTGTGAATATTTTATTGTCTGCATTTGTCTGAAATACTGGATATACCTGATTAATAATATTTGTGTCCACATCATTGATCAAGTATCCAGAAGAAACAAAATTTCCTGTAACGCTAGAACTAGACACTATTGTAAAAGATGTTGCAGTTGGAACTGTTGCAATGGTGACATCTGATAGATTAAACACGGTTGGAGTGATTCCAGATATAGATATTCTGGTTCCTACAGAAAGTCCATGCTCTGCATCCGTTGTATAGGTCAAAGTAGATCCAGAAGGTGTTGCTGGGGTCGATGTTGCATTTGTTATTCTAACAACACGATCATCTAATGGCTCATAGATTGAAGGAATTTCTGTACCCTGAGAAGAATATTTCCAAGCCTCTGACTCAGAAAATGAGTACACGCTTTTACTATCGAACGCACCTGCTGCAGGATTAGAGGCTGCAGAGAATATTCCAACTTCTGTGATTTCATATCTTTCTTGAGTTGGGAGTTCTGCTGTTAGTACAACCTTTGAAACTCCATTCTCATTAACAAACCCACGGGAAATTATGGGAACACGAAACATCTCAAAGTCAAGAGCAGTCTTTCCTGAATAATCCCCAAGTGCTCCGTCAGTGTCGATTGGCTTTGGGCCGCAACCCACTGCTATATGAGATGCATACGATGGTGTCTGCCCCACAAGATACTTTGCTAAAATATTCTTACCTGTATTAGTTATCATTAATTTCCTCCATCATATATTGTATCATCAAAGGTGTTTCCACTTGTTAGTATTTGAACCTCTGCCTGCTCTCCATCTTTAATGTTTATTAGATTAATTACTAAATCTCCAGTAATTGGATCTATGTATATTGATTTGCAGTTTGGAACCTTTGTCCACTTAGTCTTGTCTGGCTCCCCTGGCTTTTCTATTAGATCGTATCCATTCCCGCATACTGGCAAATGGTCCAAGATAGATAGAGAAAGGGACTTAAAATATGAGTCTGAAGACTGAAGCCTTAGTATGTTGTTTGGGTTATACTGCAAGTATAGGTCTGTTAAATTTTTAATTGGACTATACAATATTTTTTGACCATTTACAAGATCATGTCTAGAGATTGTCGCAAGTTCCTGTCCACCAATATCTTCAAAGATTAAGTCTGTCATTATGTCAATAGACATAACCTCATCATCTTGAATAATTAGGTCTGGCGTAGCAATCTTTACTGATTTATTGTCTACTATTGTTTTTGGCTCTGGAAGATTTGGAGTTGCACTTGTTGTCATTAAACTACCTCACTTAGAAATACTGTCATATCTGGACCATCTGAACTCTTTGAATAGTCTATATTATATATTACAAACCTGCTTGAAGGAGATGATGCCATGCTCACTCCATTCTCTTCATACTCTAATGTAACAATATCACCCAATTGTAATGTTGGTATTGCAAATATCTTAACACCTATGGATTTTCTTGGCTTTGTTATTTTTTCAACAAGCCACTTCATCAAACTGTTTGCTTCATCGTAAGACTGAATATATGGAGCATTTAAAGAAAAGTCTCTCTTGCCATATGTCATTCTGCTTAGTTTTATGTCTTGATAGTCCTGCTTAAACTTATATGGATTTGAAACTAGGTTATTTGCAACAAACTGTGGGTCTGATGTCAAACTATTTTTATTAAAATAGTCATCAACTGTTAGGCGATTTTCAGACTGCTGCGTAAAGGTTACACCCTGTACTCTTAAGTAGTTGCCAGTTGTCTCATCTAAACTTATTGCTGTATCTGTTGCGTTAAATATAATAAACTCTGCACCATACGATCCCGCCCTAAATCCTGAAACAACATAGCCCTTGATCTTATTAAATGTAGGGGATATCTTTGCTGTTAATGCTGGGAAGGCCTTGTCATATTTAAAATTAAATGTTGCTGCCTCTCTCATTATGCTTCCAAACTCTTCAAAGAAAATGTTATATTTTGGTGCCTCAGATGTTCCTATTCCAGAAAGATATGTATTTTGGATTAAACCACTTAAGGCATACTTTCTAAATGATTCATTTACATCAATGTCAGAGTCTCCAAATGCTGAGTTAACTGGAGCGCCCAAAGAAAATGTTGTGTTTTGTGAATAGTTATTACAAAGAGCATAAACATTTTCAAACATTACTCTTGAAGATCCTCTTGAGAATAAAGCAATTCCAGAGTAAACTGGTAGTGGATCTGTGTCGTCAACAGTCTTAATTATTTTACCATTTAGATATAAATAAAATCTTCTTGTTTTTCCTATGTCCTGATACTCGACTGCAAGATCATAAACTGTTGGATTTTCTTCTGCAACAATTCTTGCCTGACCAGTAAACTTTCCATCGTCTACGGTTATCTCTCCAAGACCCTCCCACAACTTTATGGGAATTGCTTTTCCATTGTCTGATTTGATTTTATAGAAAAATACATTGCTAACACTTTCTCTTTCCTCTTTAGAAAGATTTCCTATTCCAAGTGCTGCTATTTCAAAGTAGTACCCCACATTAGTTGTAGAGTTTAGCATAAACGCAATACCGCCAGAACCACCAGAGATATTGATATTCTTATCTGGTGTGCTTCCGTTGACAACATAATATGTTGCAGACCCATTAGATGTCTGCCCTCTATCAGAACTGTTTTCTATTTTACCAACGATTCTCATTCTTGTTCCGAAGTGCTTATACTTATTATCTTCTAACGACTTATGAACATAAGATATAAAGTTTCTTGGCTTTTCTTTAGTGGTGAAGTTGGGACCAGTGAGTGACAATGCTGAAGACTGAATAGTTCCTTTTTGAATATTTGTCGATGTACTAATTTCTCCCAAGAAAGACGTTGACATAAAGTTTTTAATAATTCCACTTCTAGAAGAAGTTTTTGAAAGAGCATCCGAAGACACTCCAGCGTCAGTCAACTTTCCAGATGATCCAACAGTTGTTGTTGGCAATGTTAAATCCTTTTGGAACAAGTATTCTGATGACATATAGCATCCCTTTACATTGTTATCTGATTTCCAGTAGTCTGATATTCCAGCGCTATGGGCAACAATTGTAGTCCCAAACTGACCACGACCATGCTTTTGTACATCTCCATTTTGTAGTTTTACAACACCATCTTTTTCAAAGTATTTTGGTTCAGAGTATATTCTGATGAGCCCTGTTGGATATATCTTGCCGTTAAAAGGAAGTTTTGAGAAGTAGTTTTGGTAATCTTCTGTAGAGGTTATCCAGACATTTCCAAACCCAGTAACATTATACTGAACAGCATCATATTTTATTATCTCGCCTTGTGAATAAAAATATCCATTGTATCTTGTAATCCAGTATGCTGCTTCACCCAGACTTAATGTATTGTTTACTAGGATATTATTCTTAACCATTGGAACATCTGCTGTCAAGTCTGAGTTAAGTGGGATAGCGCTAAGAACATAAGATGACTGAGTTGCAACTTCGTTATTAATTGACTTTGTGTTTTGGGTTCCAGAAACCTCCCAAAGGAGTGCTGGCTTATATGTGTAGTATCTTTCGTCATCCACAAGGCTTGCTTGTCTTAGAGACCCTATAGACCTTTGAATATATCTTGTGCTATAGTTAATTGATCCATCATTGTATACCGAATTTTCTTGGGTAGATACCGAAATAACGTTTGCTAGTTTTGGCTTGCTTGCCTTGTTTTTAACTTCGCCATCTTGTACAAAATCTTTAGTTCCCTTTAGAGCAAAAGTGGTTGGTCTTTCTGACACTGTTGGCATTATATAATTTTTACTCATCATCACAAAGTTGTTGTACTCATCAAAGAACATTGCTGTCTGTGTTGATACTGCTAGATCTTGAAGAACCTGTGCAACACTAGTTTCTGGGCCAACAAAGAAGTATGGGATAATAATTTCTTTTTCATTCGGAACTCTCTTAAATGTGTAATTAGAAAAACCAATATGGTCTAAAAGAAGCGATACTGCAGAACTAACCGAGACCTCTGTCATTAAAATTTCTGGAGCAGTAATGGACTCAAGATACCAGTAAAGATCTCTTAACAATATTGATACACGCTTTTCCATTAATTCTTGCTTGGGAAATGAATCAGAGTATAGAGTCTTAATTGGGACATAGTAATCCCAACCATCTACATCAACAATCACTTCATAAAACTTAAACTGTATGTGTCTTGCAATATATTTAGAAATAATGCTGGACCTATTGTTAGGATTAAAACCTTGGTCATGGTCAAAAATTGTTATATTGCCATTGGATGCAATTAGTTGACCAACTGGCAATCCAGATACACCTAAGTCTGACGCACTTTTATTTATAGAATAGTCT